GCAACGTGATGCTTCAGGAATTGCAGTTTGTCAGCGTAATCAATCGAACCACGGTTGAGCGATAGTCGAGCAAGGTATGCGTCAGCCAGCCTCAACTGGCCAATCGTCGTCTCGACCAGATCGTCCCACATCTTCAGGTTGGATTCTTCCAGATGCTGGAATCGAGCCTCGTCAGCAGCCTTCTGCTTGTCAGTTTTCTGCGGAGGTTCGCCGGGAGTCTTGGACTTCTTCAGTTCGAACAATCCCTGCCATTGGTTGGAGATGGATTGATTGACCACCTCAGCCTGATCGTTACCAAACTTCGCGAGTTTCAGTGCCATCGCATGTTCGGATGCAGGCTTGATCGGTTTCCGTATCGCCTTCCTGAAGGCTACCCACCGTTCCCATGCTTCCTGATCTAAACCCTGTATATCCATCGTGTATATCCTGTATTTGATTGTTATGACTGTTGGTGAATTCTGCGTGGTAAGGACGGAATACGCCTATGTCCTCATCACGCAGTTATGACTGTCGGAGCCATCCTGCCGTCGACAACTTTTCACAGGTTTCCCTGCTGTGGTTCGCGCTTCTCGACGATGTGCTGCGCGTTCAGAGGCCCACTACCCCGGTCTGAATCTGAGTCTGTTCTGCGCGTAGTTTCCCCGACCAGAACAGCCGAGGGAGGGAGTGTTTGACAGTAGTAGTACACTAGACTACCCTATCTCCACTCACCTACCCTGTGAGCAAAATAGATCGACCCACTCGATCCGTCAAGCCCCCGAGAGGGGGTTTGTCGTTTAAGCCCTCCAGAGTCCATTACAGCCGCTTACTACGCAGGGGCTGCTCTTGCATCAACTTGCGTATATGCCGAACGCTGTAGCCTGCTGGAAGTTTTACGAAGCCTAGTTGCAGCCGCATCACCTGAGCAGGCGGCACCACACCTTGGCGAACCCATCGCGAGACAGCCGGAGCCGAAACCCCGAACGCATCCGCGACATCCTTTTTGCGGCCGTTGAAGACCGAGAGAATGATGTTGATATCCATAGCCCGTGCATCTTAACCGCCGTTACGAGAAAAAGGCAAAGGGAATATGCACGGCAAAATATGTACCTATTTTTTCTGGGTGGATGGTTGCAAGGGCTTAACTTGTGTTAATGTTCACCCATGCCAGCACGGTGCTGGAACAGGAGAAACAAAATGCAATACGCCAATCACATCGGTTACAGCGACGTCAACCCGTTCGAGATCATCCGCAAGATTAGCGACAAGACCATCGAGATCCGCGCCATGAATGCCGAGCGCGATCCGAACTGGAAGCCTGACTTTGTCGCTGGCGGGTTCTGCGGCACGGTTGTCAATCAGCGTGACCAGCGCTGGATTATCTCCAGCAGCGCGGATGCCCCGGTTGTTCGCATTCGCCTTGGCAAACAGGGCTGGAAGGATGCCAACGGTCGCCGCTTCCAACTCTCTGATGAGCCGGTCAAGTTTTACGACTACAACTTCTAATCACTAACGGGCGGGGACTTCAAACCCGCCCCTCTCACAGGAGACATCACATGAGCCGTTACACCTACGTCGAACACCCCGCCCACGAAGTCTTGCAGCCGGTCACGTTTGACTCGGCCCCGCGCATCACCCAGCAGCAGCGCGTCGATGTCTACGAGGGCGACACGCTGGTTCGCGCCTTCATCCACAACGCATGGCATGACTGCAATGGTCGGCTGGTGCGCTACACCACAGACGAGGTGGCGGCATAAGCCGCCCCTCTCCACAGGAGATTGATATGAACAGCCTTATCCGCATCCCTTGGAAGTTTTACATGGATCATTACGAGCGCGGCTTGCCAACCCCAGAAGAGGTTCGTACCACTAAGTCGCACGTTTACATCAGCACTGACGATCCGCACCTTAATTCCTTGTGGTCAGACGCTGAGTTTTATGCCCACAAGTTCGGGCCAGATCTTTGCCCATCTATCAAGGCCAGTGCCAAGGCCACGCTTGCAGCCATTGAAAAGTCTTCACAAATTGCTTGACTCTTAATTCACCGCCGTTAAGATAGACACATAACGAAACAGGAGTACGACATGAACGACTTCGTATGCCGCGAGTGCAAAGTAGAAGAGCCAGTCTGCGACGATTACTGCGTCGAGTGCGAGATCAAGTTCTTCCGCGCTAACCCCGACGAGCAGATGGATCTCATCCTGCAAGTCGAGAGCGACCCGGATTCGTTCGCCGCTTGGATTCCCGTTGTCAAGGCTTTGCAGGAGGCTGCATGAACAGCCCCGTGTATCACGCCGAACTGGATCGAATCACCAAGTCGCTCACGGAGTTGATCGACAACAAGTCACTCGACCCGCTCGTTGTGCAGGCAATCAACTACGCATACGTGCTTGGCAAGAACGACGGTTACGTCGCAGGCGTCAAGGCAGTTACGGAGGATCAGCGATGAAATCACCTTGGCCACAGTTTATCGGGATCGCCCTTTTGTTTTTGCTAGCCGCTGCGCTCGACCCGTGTGGTGACGGTGGTTGCACTCAGGCTGAGGAGGTAGCCAGCCATGCGCGATGAAATGCCGTGGGGTAACGACGACCAGTCGTGGTGGCAACAGATGGACGAAGAACTACAGCAACAGGAGGAGGCGGAGCGCATCGCGAAGTGTGATGCGGCTCTGGCCGAACTCCGAGCGATCATCGAAGACGAACTAATGAAAATCTACAGGAGCATGAACTGATGTCTGATCTTTTGCGAATCAATGTGAACGACCATCTCGAAAAGAAGAATGGTCTTTCGTACTTGTCGTGGGCGTGGGCGTGGGCTGAGGTATTGAAACTTGATCCGAGCGCGACATGGGAGGCGGTCGAGTACAACGGCATGCCAGCCTGTTTCCTGCCCGACCAGAGTGCGATGGTGAAAGTACGAGTGACGATCAAAGATCACTCGAAGACCTGCGTGTTGCCGGTAATGAATCACCGCAACCAAGCGATCAAGAACCCAGACGCATTCGCGATCAACACCGCTATCGTCCGATGCCTCGTGAAGTGCATCGCGTTGTTCGGTCTCGGCTTGTACGTGTATTCAGGTGAAGACAGCCCGGAGGGTAATGTGGAAGGAATAACGGTAGATCCGAGAGGCGATCTCGGACAGGGAGTTGACGAAGCAAAGCGCGACCAGTTCGTCGCCAAGTTCCGCACGGCATTCGATCTCGATGCGGAAGAGCCTGTCATCGCGCAGGCCGTGTTGGAGGTACACCGAGAGATCAACAGCGACCACGATCTGTACATCGCCGTTGCGGACGCGATGCTGCCGAAGGAGCGCAGCGCAATTAAGGCTTATCTGAAGATGGCAAAGGAGCAGAAGTAATGCAGTACGACAACAACAACCGTGGGGCTTTATTCAAAAACGACAAGCAGGGGAATGAGAAACGCCCCGACTACAAGGGCGACCTAAATGTCGAGGGCGTCGAGTACCGAGTTTCGGCGTGGATCAAGAAGTCGAAGGCAGGGATGAACTTTATGAGCCTGTCGATTGAGCAGAAGGACGGGCAGAAGTCGAAGTCGCCGCCGGTACAAGTGCCGGTCCAAGACTTTGTCGACGACGAACTGCCGCCGTTCTGAGTAAGGAATTTTCCTTACATGCAACGAATATTTCCTAAGGGAACTCAACCAGACCAGATCGCTTCGGCGGTCTCGGTCTTGGTTCGGGAACTCGACCCGACAATCAGTTGGAAGGTGGTCATCGAGGCGTTCAAGCCTAAGCGCACAGACGCCCAAAATCGGTTCCTCTTTGGGGTGGTATATCCCAGCATCCTAGAGGGCGGCGGAGAGGCTCTCCGTGGCTGGAATGCGATGGACCTGCATACCTTCTTCCTCGGCGAACACTTCGGATGGGAGGTCGTCGAGGGTTTTGGCAAGAAGCGCCACAAGCCTCTGCGTCGGTCGAGCAAACTGACCAAACAAGAATTCAGCGACTATCTCGCATTCATCGAGGCTCGGTGTGCGGAGATGGGCATACACATACCGGAACCCAGTTATGCGTAGGAAAGACATACCAGTCGAGTTGACTGCGATGGAGATGTATCAGGCCGGGATTGTCGGGATTGCTCGACGTATCGACAGCATGCGTCGAGGGCTGAGCAACACTACCGGCGTGACGAACAGTTGGAACATTGACATCGAAGGTGCGCTTGGTGAGATGGCCGTGGCGAAGGCGTTGAACCTATACGCTGGCCTGCCGATCAACAACTACAAGGATGCCGACATCGGGCAATATCACGTACGCGCCACAGAACTCGACGACGGGTGTCTGATCGTACGGCCAGAAGACAAACTCGATTGTATGTACATTCTGGTCACAGGCCGGAATGGCAAGTACGTCGTTCGTGGCCAGATCGAAGGATACGACGCGACAGACAAGCGGTTCTGGCGCAGCCCCAACGGACGGCCGGGTGCGTGGTTCGTCCCACAGTCAGCGCTGATCGGCATATGAACCTACGCAAAGAAGCCCGTGGTCGCGGGTGCATGGTCCGTCTTGAAGGGATCTGCAATCACAACTCAGAGACGGTTGTGCTTTGTCATTACAGGCTGTCTGGCGTATCTGGAATGTCCCTAAAATCAGACGACGTTATTGGCAGTTGGGCGTGTAGCGCATGCCACGACGCCATCGACCGCAGATCGCACACCGATCTCGACAGAGACTACGTGAAGTTGGCGCACCTAGAAGGCATGGTGCGAACCATCGCGCAGTTGCGTCGAGAGGGCAAGATATGACGTTCCTTGTAGATACACCGTATACACCGGCTTTTGTCCGAAACGAATTCCTGCACGATCATCAGGAAGGGCATGGAGACTTCAGCGCTTGCGTTGTGTTCGGCTTTAGATCTGAGCCAGCCCGAGTACCCATGTTTCAGATCATGCTGGATAACGGAGCGCAGTGGGCAAGGATTCCAATCCATGCGCTCTGCTCAAAGCCCTGCGACCCGATACCGCTTGATATCGCCTGCTGGTGGGATTCGTTCAGTAGACATTGCACCGTGCATCAATTCGACTTCTTGATCGGCCACCGTGTCGAAGGGCTTGGGCGCGATAAGGTGATGCGACCCGGTAAGTATCTGTTCACGGTCGATTGGTGCAACGGCGGGTGGTCAGAGATCAGCGACCAACACAAGAACCACCACGTCATCGAACTTGATGCAGGCCCGTGGATTGCGTATCCCAATAACAGGCTTTACTGGAAAGACTCTAGTTGGATCAAAAAGCCTGTCACCCCAATGCGATCACCGTCGCAAAGTTATAGTGTCGAAGGCTTGCCGTGACCTGCCGCAGTTGCAAGTATTCCCGTTTCGAGAACAACCAGTTGTATTGCTGGCACCACGAATGGCCTGCTGACTGGAAGTGCAATCATTTCGTGTACGAACCCGGAACAGACGAGGTCGAGTATGACAGTGGACAATCAAAGCCCACCGGGCGCATGGGCAGAAGAACTCAAGGCCGCACCGTGGGCGTACGGCCAAGAGCGTGACTGGCGCATCGATAACGCACTAGCCAATGTCAGGATGCGCGGCCTCTGGTCGGAGGCCAGCACCCTAGCAAACGAGATCAACAGCCTGAAGGCTGAGATCGCTCGGCTTATGCGTTCACAGACCGGCTGATCTCCGTCCAGTACACGCCGCCAACGCCAGAGGTGTCGCCGGTTTGTAGCAGCGTGATGATGTCGTATTGGCTTGCCGTGAAGGCCGTGCCACCGGACAGTCGCTTTGCAGTCGCATTCAAGACGAACGCCGTCGAAGAAGGCGAGTGAATATGAAGGATCTGACCGTATACACCATTCGTGAAATTTGAAATTTCAGACGCTGCATTGCTAGACGTAACGTCGATCCGGACGATTTGGTATCGAGACAGCGCGGCTATGTTCACATTCACAGCCGCTCCACCTCCTGCGTTATTCACCGTAACGCGATAGATGGGTGACGCCAGATCGCTTGTCAGGAAGTCATTCGGGACAACGTATCCAGAAGATGTCGCAGCAGCAAAGTCGTTGCCAGCAAAGTACGGCAGCGTCGTGATCTGCTCGGCGCGAACGCCAACCAATCCAGCCGTGCCACCGTTGGCCTGCATATTGTTATTGGTAATCGTGAACGTATTGCCGAGCGATGTCGTCGTCTCGATCATAATCGCGTTCTCTGCACCAGCAGCCGTACCGCCGATCTCAAGGAACGTATTGCTGTCGATCACCATTGACGAACTGGCCGTTGCCACAATCGCAGCGCCGCCCCACTTCTGCACAATGTTCTCGGTCAGAGAAGCATTCTGTACATACACCGCTTGGATTGCGCCCGAGTTGGTGTTGCCGAGGATGCCGTGAGCGATGACGACGTTGCCTTTGCAGACCACGTTCTTGTGGTTCAGCGTTGAACCGCCATTCAGATTGATGCCGTAGTTGTCGTTCTCGTAACCAGAGGCAGAGCCGTCCGGATTACGCGCATCGACGACATTGTTCGTGATGACGTTATTCGCGCCAGCATAGGCAGCAGCGCCACCGCTCGATGACGAACATGCGATGCCGCCGTAACTCGCGTAGACCTTGTTGCTGTCGATGGTGATCTCGTATCCACCGTGACAGTCAATCGGTTCCCATGCGTTGTACGCAGCGTAGTTGTAGCCAACATACCAGTCCCAGCAGAACGGATTCGCGGCGAGTTTAGTACCCGCATTCGGATCGCTGCTGTAGCCAGTCGAGTCATGCGTCAGCGTGATGCCGTACATGTTTCCGACCGTGCCCGGCGTAATATTCAAGAACTGGTTCTTGGTGGCGACGCCGTGGTTGCAGGATAAGAACGACGCGCCCGAGTAACCGCAGTAGTGGATCTTGCAGGAGTCGAGAAGGATGTCGTCGACGAACTGCGCGTAGATACCGTGACCACCGAACTGGGTGATCTCGACATCGACCAAGCGCAGGCCAGACTTACGCACCGAGGTTGAGGTGCCGATCATGTGAATGCCGTTCTCGTTCGGGATGTACACGGACGCAGCCGGTCCCTGCAACTTACCGCCTTCGATAGCGAAGTTGTTTGCGTTGACAGTGATCGCCTTCACGCCTGACCCAAGAGTCGGGAAACTCAGCACCGCGCCAGCATCGAGTATCAGCGTGATGTTAGCGTTGCCGACCGTCAGCGCACCGCACTTGTACGTTCCCTTCGGAAAGTAAATTGTGCCGCCAGAAGTCAGCGCATTGATTGCAGCCTGCACGAAGGTGGTGTCGGTCGTCGATCCGTCACCAGTCGCGCCGAAGTCTTTGACGCTCACGAGATCGCGCAAACGGTCACGGACGTTACGGATAACAGCGCCAGATTCAGCGCGGACATAGGACACGTCGACCGAGTCGTACGGAGTCGCAGGACCGGACGCCACAGTCGGGTTACCAGACGCATCAAAGCCGAGATACTTCTCAGCGCGATCCGTCGCATTCGGAATGTTGCTGAGCGTACCGGAGTCGGTGACCGGCGCGACCAGAGAGCGATCCATGCGCTCGTCCAACTGCTGCACGATCATCGTCAATTTGTCGACGGTTTGCTCCAGACTCTCCGCAGGCAATCGGTCGTTCGGCAAGAAGTCTGTCTCTTGCGTCAGCGACACGTTGCGTACGATGGTCAGCGTCGTACCCGTAGCGGGTGCGCTGGTCATCAACACAGTGCCGCCAGCCGTGCTGCCGGCTCCGGTCACCGTGTAGTTGGTGCCAAGCGTCTGCACGGTTTCAACACCAGCGGAAGACCGCAGGATGACCTGCAAGTCGCCGTTCGCCAAGAAGTACCACGGCACAGCGAACGAGGTCGTCGTTCCGTTCCCGCTGTACTGGATCTTTGCAGTCGTACTCGATACGGTCATGTCAGTCTCCGATATGCCTGCGAGGCATTATAAATCACTGGGGTGGTGCGCCGCCGACCAAGGCGACGGGGTTCTGGGTGCGACCCTCGCTCATAGCGATCACACCATCGATGGTTCGATTGATCTGCGCGGACGGCAGGTGCAGAGCGATACCTGCCACGTTCACACCAGCACGAACGAATGCGCGGTCGAGTTCGTCCTGATTCGCTTGCTGTGCAAACTTGTTCAACTCGTTGAAGAAGCGCAGGCCAGCAGGACCGTTGTAGCCGAGGCCACCGGAAGTCGACAGACCGAACATGATCTGCGCTGCACCAGCGGCTTCACGTACGCCGACCATCGTGCCGAACAAGAACGACACCTGCTCTGCGGCTAACTTCTTTGCGATCTCTTCGTCGTCGTCCTCGTCGCCGATCTTGAATGCTTCTTTAATCAGCATTCCGAATACGGCAGGAACCGAGTAAATCAGCAGCAGATCTGTTGCGAGTCGCGCTACTTGTGCAAGGCTGCGCGGGTTCGTGCCACGGATTCGCTCGACGCCAAGGTTGTACGCCGTGTTGAAGTAGCCGTAGAACACCGTGAAGATTTTGACGAACTCGGAGCCGCGCTGGATTGCAGCCAGATCTTTCATCTGACCACCGCCTTGCGATGCTAGTACGGCCTGATCCGCAATCTGGATTGACGTGTCTTCGTCGTACCCTTCGGTCTGCGCCTTCTGGTACGCGCCCCACCATGTCGGGATATCAACCGTCATCTGGATCGCAGTCATCGGCAGGAACATCGCACCGTCAATAAACTGACGGGACTCTGTCTTGCCGCGCAAACTGTTTCGCAGATCGTTCAACTCTCGGTTCTGCGTACGCTTGCGGTTACGCATGAACGAAGACTTCTCCAGCACCGTCGTTCCCAACTTGACTGGATTCTTTGCGAATGCCGCTACGCCCTGTGCGATGTACTTCGGACCGACACGCACAATCGACTGCGACAAGCCAAGCGGCTGCATAAGGGCGTTGACAATATTAAATCCGAGGCCGGCCACCATCGATCCGATACGGATGTGACGCAGCGGTTTGTCGAGTGCATGCGGATTGTTCTGCTCACCCGCTGCAATCGCTTCGACAGCAGTACGCAACTGCCGTGTCATCTCTGCGCCGTAACGCTCACGGATCGTGCCGTCAACAGCGCGAAGGATTCGGTTGGCATCGACCAGCCATTCCTTGTAGGCAAGGTAATGCACCACGTCTGTTAGGCCGTTGAAGGTTGCGTCCATCGTCAGCAAGATCGGACGACCCTTCACTTCCTCAGCGCGACCCTTCACAAAGTTGCTGCGAACTGTGGCCGCAGTACGCGCACCACGCAGTTGCCGCTTGGCCTCTTCTTCAGCAGCCATCTGCTCAGTACGCAGGCTCTCAGCAGGATCGTACACGGCAGGGTAATAGCCGCCGCGATACGTGCCGAACTTTGTTTGGATAGGCACAGCCTCGATCCACTCAGGTTCTTTGCCCATCAGGCTGCGCTCAACCCGTGCAATCTCGGGACGCAGGCTTTCGAACGTATCCCACACGCCCTGCACAAAATCCCACTCCTCCTTTGACAGAGAGTCGAGGACTTGCTGCACACCGTCTGTCGTCCAGTTGCGACCATCTAGCAATCGTTGACGGTTGCCGTCGTTGCCCCAGTTCAGCGCAACAGCCAGACGCGCTTCCTGATTTAGGCTCACGCCGATACGTGGGAAGAACTGTCCCTTGCTGAATGCGCGTTCTTTCGGCAATCCCTTTAGCAACTGCGCGAGGCGTGTAGTCAGTTCGGCTTGCTTGTCTGCTTCCCAGTTACCGCGCTCGTTCGCAGTACGCACCAGCGCATCCCACAGCGGACCGCCGTCTTTGAATCCGTCGATCTCATACACGATGCTAGCCATCTTGCGATGCGCTGCCGTGAATCCTTTGAATGCACGAACGAGAATACTGCCGAGATCCGTACGGGTACGATTGTCAGCAACTCGGCCACGGTCGTTTGCGATGACAGACTCGCGGATCTCTGCCATCAAGGCATCAAACTCGCGCTTATCTTTGGCGAGTAACAGTTTGCGCTTCAGTCTGCCGAAGTGTTCTATCTGACGGATACTGTCTACCAGACCCGCAAACTCTTCGACGGTCAGGTTTTTGTAGTTGACCGCTTGCGCTTCGTTGACGATATGCGCCGGGAGATCCGGCTCAATGCCGAGTTCCTTTTGGTTCTCGATGAACTGCGCCAGAGCAGACCGTCGGTCGAGTTCGCGCAGCGTCTTCTGCCGCAGGTCGAATCGCTCCAGTATCCGGTCGATCTGATCGAGATACTCTGGATCGATGTTTTTGCGAGTGCCTTCCTTTGTGAACTTCTTCAGGTAGGCAAGGCCGCTCTTCACGTTGTCGAGAGCCTCTCCCGCAAAACGTGCAGCGTAGTTGTTGACTAACTGGTTGCGCTTCTCCAGCGCAGCCTCAGCCAACTTGCCGCGCTTCACGGCACGGTCAGCGTTACGAGCAGCACGAGCAGCGCTGCCGCTGTACTGGCTGACGCGAACGTCGCGGATCTTCAGGCGGTTCACCACCGAACGAGCGAATGCCTTTGCGGCACCCGGCAACGTACGCTGTCGTCGACCACCGACAACCACACTCGCAGCCATCGCCTGCTCAAGGGCAGACAGTTCCGTCTCGACCATCCGTGTCCGGGCGTCGTTGGCAAGTGCAGCGTTGACCGCATTGTTGCGACCCTCTGCTGTCGACAGGTTCGAGAAGTCACGCAGCATCCGAGCGTCGGTCTCGGCATTGATCGCTTCGTCCGGGGTCGGCGATGCGAGGATGGCGCGGATCAACTCGGAACCGCTGGAGAACCCGAAGGTCTCCGCAACCACGTCCGGGTGTTCGCCGCTGACTCCCTTCTTGATATCGGCAGGGCCAGCCACCATTCTCAGTTTCCGCAACTGGGCGACAACTTCCTTGCTGGCCGTGACCTGCTCGACGTACTCGGGATCGAACCGGCTTGTCGGCTCCGCATTCGGGTCGTCAGTGAGGGGGCCAGTCAGGTATGACCATGCCCGGTAGACCGGCTGAGACATGATCTCCGGCCGTACCGCAGAGCGTACACTGCGCCGGGTTTCCTTCTCTTCCTTTTGCAGTTTCGTCAATAACCGACTACGAGCGTTTTCCAGCCACTTCATGTCTTGGATCGACTTGGCGGCTAGGTCGCTAATCGCTTGCTGCGTAGCGGCCTCTCCTTGCGCCTGATAGGCATTCCAGTCGACACCAAACTTCTGGGCTTCGGCTTCGGTCTTGAACAGCATGCCCATAGACTGGGCGGCTTCCCTTGCTTCGATCTCCTCCTGCGTGGCCAACAGGCGGTCGAACACAGCGCGAACCTCGTCGTTGAGTTCGGCTTGCATCGCCTTACCGAACGACACCTCGCGACCGAAGGTGGCCTTGGCGCGTTCCATCAACGACCGATAGACAGACATCAGCCACGAGCGGAAACGGTCGAACATCGGTTGCAGTTCGGTCGATGGCGCTTTGCCTTCTGCAAGGTACACCTCGAAACTACGGGCGAACCGTTCGTGACTTGGGCGCTGCTCGTCGACCGACATGTTGAGCCAAGTGTCGAACTGGTTGGTCTCAGGCGTACCCTTCACGCCGAACCAATTCAGGATCGTCTCGGCGTCTTTGCGTACGTCAGCAGGGGCATCCGGCCGAGAGGCCAGATTGACCAGCATGTGCAGGTAGAAGTGACCGCTCTCGTGCAGGAACGTCGAAAGATCCTGCGCCTTGGTCAGGCGGATTGTAAGTTCTTCGGGACTGAAAGATCCTCGGACTTCTTGCCCTTCGCCTTGGAAAAGCCGGGGCGCAACTCCTGCGGCACCAACTCCATCACCTCTGCCGACTCCGGCACCCCTTCCGGGTACGCCAGTCTCAGGTAATTGTTCAGCGTAAGAGGAATCCGCTGCCGCTTCATTAGTTCCAGCAGGGGATCTAACCCAAGCGGGATCGGCAATTCCGCCAACCAGTTCCGCGATTTGGTTTCTTGCTTCGGTGACATCGAGTTTTCCCTCAGCGACATTCTGCCATATCTGGTTAACTGCCGCCTTGTTTTTGGCAGTCTTCTGTTCCGGGCGGAACATGCCGCGCACGGCCTCCCATGTAATGGACTGCATCTCACGGGGCAGCAGGCCGACCTGCTCAGCCGCACGGCGGTAAGCCTCGGCATAAATCGAGTACGTGCCGTTCAACCCGGTAATCGCGCTGTTGGCTGGTCCGGGGATAGCAGGCTCTGTAACCTCGCCGGTCTTCTTGTCTTTGACCGCAGCCTTGCCGCTGCCGAAGTTGTGCGAGACTTCGATGTCGTTCGAACCCAACGGACGCAGCAGCGCAGCAGCCACCGCATGTGTGTCGATGGTTACGTCGCCGCCAGAGTACGGAGCGATGATGTTGTTGTAGAACGAGCGCACCTTGTGGTTCGCGCCAATAACCTTTGAGATCTCGTCCGGCGTTTTGGCCTTTAGAATCTCCAGCGTCTTTGCAATCGTGGCGAATGACTGCCATCGCAGGGCGACGGGCTGGCCACCTTTGGTCTGGTCAAACTCGTTCGTGAATGCGCCTTCCGGCGTGATGATACGTGCAACCTGCGGGTTGTTCGCTTCGTCCCATGCGCGAATCCACACAGCCATATCGAGCAACGAGCGGTCCCAGTTCTCAGCGTCAAACAGATCGCGCAGAGTCTTACCTTCAAGGCGCGAGATCTCGTTGACCGGAACATACCCAAGTTCTTTGGATAACTTGCCGCCCCAGTCACGCGAACGAACAAGGTCGGACATCTTGCTGTCCCACGCCACGTCCGAGTTGTTGATGACGGCTTCAAGAATGCGCTCGGCAAGCGAGACGTTCTGGAACCAATCCTTCTGCGGACTAGTCGCGGCGATAACACCGGCTACCTGTTGCGGCTCAATACCGAACCGAGCAGCCCATCGGTGTGCGATGCGGTTACCGCCCACGTACCACATGCGCGAACGATTGCGGTATTCAGGCTTCCAGTTGTTGTGCAGCCATACCAGATTCTCGACCATGTCAGAGATCATCTTCTCGACACGAGTCTCAGGATCTCCGGTAAGCCCAACGAAGTTTGGGTACGCCGACATCAACTCGACGTTCTTCGCTAACTTGGCAGGCTCACGTTTTGCGGTATCCAGATCAGGCTGCAATCGCTCGTCAGCCAACGGATCTTCCGTCACCTTCACCGAAGTCGGCAGGCGCGGAGATACGCGCATTCCAGTCAACGAGTTCTCTTGATCTTGATCGGTTTCTTCAGACACGCCGACTTGTTGGAACTCCGCAGCAGCAGGAAGCGCAAGCAACTGATCAGGGGTGTATTCGTTCAATGCTTCAGGCGTAGTGATTTGGACCGGCGCTGCACCCGGCTCCGTAACCGCAAAGATGCGCTCTCCAGCGTTCAGCCTGTTACGAGCGTCGGCAACATCTGCAACACGAACACCTGAATCTTGCAAAGCCTGACCGATATCAACTTGTTCAAACTCACCACGGCCTGCGCCGAGAACACGCACTCGCTGTTCACCGAACAGTTTGTCTGCGGTCGTCCCCATGCGCTGCGCCATGACGTGATAGAACGTCGAGGTCAGCAGGGCGTAGTTGTCAGCGACGTCTTGCGTCACGCGACCCGTAGCCATCAGTTCCTGAGCGACGGTATCGCGCACCATCGTTCGTGCTTCCTGCGCGGCAGACTCGTTCTCGCTCTGCGCCAGTACAGTCTCGACCTCGGCACGGAGTTGTTCGCCGCGAGTGCTAACGTATTCCTCTGCCTCCTTCTGGCTCATGCCGTTCGGATCGACGCGCATGTCAGGCAGCAGCGGTGACAGTTCCTGATTGAACCTGCCCATTACCTCAGCGGTCGGGATGCGGATCATGGTTCCCGCGCTGGCCTGCTCTAACTGAGCCGCTACGGTCGGCGACTGCCCAGCCAATACCTCGGCAAGGCCAGACTCCATAAGCGTCTGAGAATCGATATACAGCGACTCTACGGGCGAATCCTGCGTGACCGTCTGCAAGAATCCCTCGAATGTGTCTACGTCGCGCTCTCGCACCACAGATGCCTTGGCTAAGGTATCTAGTTCACGCAACAGATCGGCAGTCTCAGTGGCTTGCTGCGAGTACGTGTCGCGCTCCAGCAGCATGTTGACGCCCTTGGTAACAGCGACGTTTCCGCCGACACCGACAATCGTTGCTACCAGCGTTTGAACCGCAGCAGCAGGGCGCTCGGCAAGATACTCTTTAAAGGGCTTCTCAGGGTTAAGGTTTGCCCATTCGTTCAGATCTTGCAGGGCGGTCGCGGCTTGTTCACCGGGAATCTCCAGCAGGATCTGCTTGCCGAGAATGTTTCGAAACGATTCATCAACCTTTAGGTCTTTGAATAACTGAAAGACTGGAGCCTTTTCAGTCCAGTATTCAATTAAACCTTGCAAAGTCGCGTACGGAGCAGCCTGTGCATAATCCAACTGTTCACGAGCCTTGACGTATTCCGCGCCTGTAACTGACGCAGTCATCAAATTTAGCGCATACTTTGGATTGCGCGTAGCAAGGCCAGCGGCCAATGCAGGCAACTGCTGCCCAATCGTTTTTAAGCCATCGTAGATGCCGCCAGAGATCGGGCCACTAATGGCCTGCTCACCAGCCACAAATTCAGCAAACCCTTCTTGCGCTTTAGCCTGTTCAGCAAAGAACTGTTCAGCAGCGCCGCCAGTCGAGAATAGGGTTGCGGTCGGACTCAGCGCAGCAATGCCAGACTTGTTGACGTAATCACCAATAGTTCGCAGGGAGCCTGCCGCAAGAGACGCAGTACCAAGGATGCCCCCAACTAAACTAGGCGCACCAGAGAGAATTGCACGAGGGACACTTAGCGTCTTTTCAATCAGGCTCATGTTCTCGACATCGTCCTGCACGGATGCAGCGACAACGTCAGGCTGTGAGTTCAGCCATTGCTTCAGAGCCTTGGTCGATTGCACCGTGCCGGATGCACGAGTCAGTTTCTCTTGCTGTGCAAGGTCTGGGTCAGGCTCAAACGGAGTCAGCGCAGGAGGGATGTTGTTGGCACGAGCCTGCTTGACCGATTGCGCGGCCAAGTCAGGATTCGCGTCAGAAACAGAAAGCAGTTTGGTTGAGACATCCTGATCATTCTGTTTGCTTAGCCATTCCTGCAATGTCGGCATTAGAACGTTACTCCATCCAATTCGGCTGAGTACAGAATCTCGATACCACGCGCAAAGTCATCGCTGGTAATGGTCTTGTTCGGCGTCAGCGTAATGCCAATCGAGTCACGAACATCGGGACGTGTCTGGATAATTCGGTACAGCCGCTTCTGATCTTCAGGGGGAATATCCGCATAATTGTAACGGAATCCGTACCGCTGCATGTCCGCTTCGGTTGCCTCAAAACGGCGCAACTTAGTATCTCCGCTCCAGAATCCGCCAGAGTTAATCAATCGACCTTCGCGCAACAGATCAAGGCCAATCTTGCGAGTCTCGTTCAGCGTCAATGCGCGGCCTTCTTGTTCGGTCTTAGCAACAATCGCTTGAATTAACTGTGACTCAAAGTTGGCCAGTTCAGTAGCCTGCGGAGTTCCTTCTTTCGGCGTAACATCAATGCCAGCAGAAATCAGGTTATTTCGCAAAGACTTGATGGTCGCGGCAGAAACCTTGGCCGCTTGCTGTCCTTGCAGGTCAGCCTTGCCAGCAGATCCGCGCCGAGTCAGTAGAGAGTTGTACTGACTTGCAGATAGGACCGTACGCAGGCTTTCACTATTCTGATCAAACTCGCGCATAAATGCGGTCGGATCGTCTGCGCTCATCACGAACAATCGAGTGAATTCAGCATCGTCGCCCTGCACGTTTCCGTTGTTCGTAGCGAAATTGCTCAACGTCTGCAACTGGCCTTTCCCTTTCGCCCAGTTGTACAGATTCGGCGGCATGTCAACGATAGGCTTGCCGGGATTCTGCAAGATCCACTCTTGTGCGCGGCCAGACATCGAGTTGTTAAACTCGGTTTCGTTGGCTTTTGCTGCGGCTTCATTGCCATTGATTCGCGTTAAAGTTTGGTCGCGCACATCAGCGGTAATCTTGCCAGCACGATACATGTCGTCCAGTTGTTTGCGCTGACTAGAGAACGACAGTTTTTTGTCAGCCAATTCAAGCGACAACTTCAGACTGGCATCGCGAGTGTCAGCAGTCTCAACCGCATTCTTCAGTTGCGCGGAACGCTCAGCGCCAAGTTGGCCTTCGTACTTACCGCCCTTGTCGAACTGCTTCATGTACTCTTTCACGAAGCCGAAGTTGTTGTTGCCAACCGCAGCAGCCAGTACCGAGTTGTGCGCCTCGGCAAGCGATGCGTTGACCAGAGCGACCTGCGCGTCGCCCTTGATGCCTGCGCTGTTTGCGTAGTTCACGGCATTGTTGCGGATACGATCCAGAGACAGCGCAACAGACGCAGGGTCGTTGTACGTCGTCGCAGCAGCAGCGGACTCGGTCTTCACTACGCCTTCGAACGTCTGCTTGTTGTACGCATCCGTTTCGTTCAGGACGTGGTTACGCAACGTCGACTGGTACTGCGCGTTCGCAGCAGCAGCCCGTCGCTTGAACAAGTCACGCTGGCGCTCGTTCTGTAAACCGGACGCAGTCTCCTCGATGGACTTATCAAAGTCGTCGACGTACTTACGCATGAAGTCAGCCGATACAGCATCAGCAGACTTCTTCGACAGGAACCCTTCGTTCGGGTCCATCATCAACTTGGTTTGCGTCTCGCGTAGTTTGTTAAAAGCGTCTTCAGCCTTGACAGTGTCGAGCCGCTCAAACATCTGAGCAGCAGTGTCGGTCAAACTCTGTACCGCTTGAATCGCTTGCGCGGTTGATCGGCCAGCCTCGGCGATACCTGCCCCGCTCGGCGTGACAAGGTTCGGCGCGACCTGCTGTCGATAGAATTCAAGTTTGGCCATGATTTATCCTCAACCTCCGCCCATGCTCCATGAGGCGGGGTTTAATCCACTAGTTCCGCCGCCGCCACCGAACGAGCCGCCACCGGCAGCGTATCCCTTCGCACCAGCAGCGGCCACGCGCAGCAATCGTTGCGCCCCTGTCGGTTTAGCAGCACGAAGCAACTTGGCTTCTTGGCGTATCGCAGACCCTTGTACGCGGCCGCTGTAGCCCATCATCATTGCATCCAGTTGCGCTCTTGTCGCAGATTGTCGGTAGAGATCCGTGAATGTCACGTTACTAGACAAACCTTCTTCTTCAGCAGAAGCGCGTAGTTCACCAAACTGCCTTTGTTGCTGGCTAAGCAGCATCTCTTCCTTCATCCCGGCTTCTGCTTCAGCCGCGCCAGCAGCGACATCCTTGACTCGTGCCTGACCTTCCAGCGTCGCCTTTTCAGATTCGACGGCGGCTAGTTCGGCACCAGCCGAAAGCGCAGCAATAGCCCATGAAACTGGATCAGCCATGACTCACTCCTTGACCAAGGAATACATGTACATGTGTCGGTCGCCCATGAAGTTACGCATCGCCAGCGGGGTCTCCAGCCGAAAGCCTAAGATCCGCGCCCATTGGTGTGCCGCTTCAAAGTCTTCGTCCACGTACGCCTCGATCCTCTTTATCGAACAATCTTTCAGAAAATTACGAACAGCCCGGTGCAGCGACATGAAGCAGTGCGGGATGTCTCCCGCCAACAACGACCATGCCATGCCACGTCCGGCCCACAACTCAATCACACCCGCACACGCGATGACGCGATCACCCGCGAACACCGTATACGCAGGACCAGCGTCCGCAAATGTCGAGCCGTAATCCGGCTTCATCACATGCGGACTCAAATACGCCTGTGCAGGTTGGAGCGTCAGCCGTTTCAAATGCTCAGGCTCAAACTGCACCACCTCAATCATCAACCAGCCGTCTCCAGTTCTGGATACAGCGCCACCACCGTCAGCGGCAGCGGCTGGTCAGCCACAACCCAGATCCGACCGTCTGTCTCGTAGCCGCCCGGAAACGCCAGAACATCGGTGTCGCCGGTCAATGTCGGTGGCACCTCATCAAGCAGGTCGTTTCCACGGCGATAGATGATCTGGTCCACATTGGACTGGCTCGGGCCAAACTTGCCGCCCAGACTCGCGTATAGCCGCATAGCGAGTTTCTGGATGCGCTTTGTCTTGGCCTGCGCCGTGCCTATGGACGCGCCGGATTCAAGCCTCTGCGTGGCTAGGATTGACGTATACGGCAATCCTACGATTACACGAGCAGCCGGAAACGGCAGCGTCACAGATCCGTTGAGTACGGTCAGGTTCTGCACTTCGGCACCGTCTGCAAGTGCGGATACCGTCTCGCTCTCCAAATGCCACAGCCCGGAGAAGGTCGTCGCGGTCATGCGCCACGTACCCGCCGCAAACGTGTTGGACGGGAATGCAGCGATAATCGTTCCGCGAACCTCGGTTTCAGACACGAACGATGTGATTAAGGCACGGGCTGTGCGCCACGTTTCCATGTCTTCGTCGTAGTACCGTGCGCGAATTTCGCGGCCGACATCCGAGGCAGTAAAGATCGCCTCGTCAGTGCCGAGTTCGTCGCCGTCTTCGGTCAGCAAGATTTCGTCGGCTTCGGTCGACAACTCGTAGTTCGTCGTGACCGTGAATGCGACATTGGTGGTGCCGACTACGTCGGAATCAATACCCGCCGTCAACTCTTCGTTGATCGCAGGGTCATACTCCAGCGCAGAATCGAGGTACACAGCGCCTTGAATGTCGTCGCCGTCTTCCAGACTCTGGGCGAAGTATTCGACGTATCGCTTGGTCGACGTGCCGCTGACTTCGGTCAACATGTAACCGCCGTCTTCAGCGAGGATCGCGCCGCTGTCTTCGGCAAGAATCAGATTGTCGAGATCGTCTGCGACCGTACGCGCAACAACCATCCACACGTCATCAACATCGCCGTTCGGCCCAGAGATAACCTGCACCGATTCAACCTTTGCGTTGTCGCCGCCAATCGGGTGCTGGTGCCAGCCGTAGACGTTCTGCTCTCGATCATAGGTCAGGCCGATCAGGCGACCGTCACCGAGAACGCACCAGATAATATCGTCGGGTTCCTTTTGGTATGCGATGTCGACAATCCCAGACTTGGTGATCTCGGGATACAGGACGTTCATGTCTCTCGGTACATACGCTTCGGTCTGGATGTCGTACCGCAATTCCATGATGCGACGACCGCCGATACGCACGAACAGCGCAGAGTCTTCGACCAGAACCGGGTCGACCTCACGCGAACCTTCAGCAGATTGCAGGTCGAACTTCACGTTCTCAGGTCCAAGCGCTTGACTTGAAATCGCTTCACGAATCGCAATCTCAGATCCACCGGTACCCACGAGCAGCGCGTTACCGGCCTTTAGCCACCGCACCTTGTCGACGTTGCCAATCGCAATCGTCAGGTTCAGCGCATTGTCAGCGAGAATCTCGCCCATCGTGTCCGGTGCCATCGACTCGTAGTCGCCAGACACAGAACCGTAAATGTTTTGTCCGCCAGCCCACCACAAGCGACCGCGCCAGAACGCAGTCTTATAGGGATAGGAGCCGCCCATTCCCTCGCCCCATGCTCCGAGGCGGTACAGCGATGAAGCGCCTGAGGTGAGTTCTGTGGGCGCTACACCGGGGCCGAAAATGTCAGCATCGACATCGGTCGTGCTGTTGACGGCGGTAATCTTCAGGACCACGTATCCGGGGTGCAAGAACTTCCACAACACACCCGTGTTGCCGTCGTAGTCTTGCCCTTCTTCGTGGATAGGACGAACCGCACCAGTAGTGGCCGTGTTCATCGCTTCGTAGAATTTGTTGTTGCTCTTGCGGATATCGCCAGCAGTAATTGATTTGCCGGTCTCCCACTGCGTTGTGGTGATGTTGATCGGCTGCAAACGGATCAGCATTCCGACAGAGTTGGAGTCAAACAGCGGCGTGGTCGAGGTGACGTTGACGTTACCTGTCGTCGCGCTCAGCGTAAACGTGTCAGGCGTCAGCGGCTCTCGCTGAAATGGACCATCGGTCGGCGCATACGTCGCGAACGACCAACTGATGTTTCCCGCTCGGGTCAGTGTGCGCGGCTCGTAGCCTTCGCATCCAATGTACAGAACGTCACCAGACTGCGAGATCGACAGTGCAGGCGTACCTTCAGCCGTGACCAGATCCGCTTCGGTGTACGGCGATGCAATCGTATACACGCGAGAAATGTCGCCATTCCCTGTGTACGCACCGTATGACGTGGTATCAATCGCGACATCGTTCAGATCAAAAAGTTCAAACGTCTTTGCGCCTGCGTTGACGTTGGCAACCTTGACGTATTGCCCGTTGATCTCGGCCATGCCGAACACGCCTTCGATGTAGAACCAGTCTCCGTTTGAAGGGTCAGCGCCGAGGTAGGTCAGTACGCCAGTGGATGCGTTGGTAATGTTGACGATGTCTTGCGCGTCTTCCAGAACCACGCCGCGATCCGTGTAGAACCGCACGTATTGATCGCCGAACTCCAGCACGTAGGCTTGGTCGAAAGCAAATTCGAATCGCCTCAACCAGACCTTCTTCCCGGCTTCTTTGGTTTGCAGTACGTACTTCGTTCCCGGTGTGCGCTTGGCTGGGCCTTGCGCTGTCGGGATGAATCGGCGCATGCGGTATGCAGTCGACGGATACTTCTCGTAATCCGTTCTGCCGCTCAACAGCGGTCCAACTTCACCGCCGTTGAAATTGAGTACAGCCGGGTTTGCGTTTGGCATTAGAGCCTCACGCTAATCCAAGTGGTATCCGCGAGGGACTCCGGTGGGCTTTCAATAGCGTTGGAGCGAATCGCATCGCTCAGTGCAAGACGGTAATCACGCAAGGCTGATTCCTTCTTTTGAGATGACTGAGTCAGCGCCTCGCAGACGTTGTACGCCAGAAGCGAAGCGAACGCATCATCGAACGCAGGATCAAACTGGGTAGGATCAGTAACGCGACCAAGGTACCGCAGATTAAGAGGACCACTGTCGTAGGTAAGGATTTTATTCCCTTCAAGTTGGTACTCTGCTCCGCTGCCACTGATCAGGTCAGACAGATCCGGTGCCGGGTAATAGTCCCCGACTTGCAGGATGCGAAGACAATCGGATGGAATCGGATATTGGTTCTCGTATTGGAAAACCGGTGTCTCGACTTCCGCTGCCAGTTGCACACGTTTGACGCAGAAGCGCCAGTTATACGTGCGCTGCAACTTGTCGCGCATCATGTCGTAAATAGCCAAAATCTCACGGGCAGGCTTAGTGTTGTCCGTGAGATTCGTGATCCTCAGATCCCCGACTTTCGTCAGGGCGAGGTTGGCAATGGCGGTATCGCTGCTAGCCACGGGTGACTCCCGAGACTATTAAGCGGGTGGCCAAGTATCCTGAAAGATCGCTTCCTTCAGAACATCGATTGCCAGAAGGACTTCTTGCTTGCTCATGCCGGGGGCAAGGTCCACACGCACTTCAACGTCCGTGGTCGCCGTCGAGGACGATCCTTCGGTGACGTTACGAACGCCTTGCTCACCACGATCAATTCCGTAGAAACGGTCTGCCATGTCTGTTCTCCGTGAAGAGAGGGGCGAGTCCTGTTACAGACCCGCCCCGCTTTATTACGCCGTGTAACGACCGATGAGTTTCACCGTGCCGGTAGCGTCAGCCGCCGCCGTCAATGTGAGAGCCACATCGTAGAACACCGCCGGGTCGCTGGTAAGACCGAGGGCTTCCCACAACTCCTTGCCGGAGTTATCAATCGTGAACACCGCAGCCTCATGCAGAACATCCGTGCCGTTGAGCGCACCGTCCTTGAGGGACAGGGCCGAAGCAAAGAAGTCAGCATCCTGCACAGCGCCGCCGTCTTTAGCGGTGCGATACAGGCCGATGTCCGAGATCGTCGTCGTGCCGATGTCCGGCGAGTAGATACGCAGATCGGTCATCACCGCATTCGAGGGAACGCGGAACATCCGATAGGTTGAGGCGATGCTATCACCAGAGGTAATAGCGGCCGTCGCAACCTCGATACGCTCGAAGCCACCGTCTACACGGGGGCTATTGAGAACGACCGGGGTCGCATCTGCGTTGGTGATAAGGGTTGATTTAACTGCTACAACTGCCATTTTCCTTTACTCCCTTATTCCGCGCACAGGATGTCAACGACCTTCTTCTCTTCCGTGCGCGTGGCACCGAAGGTACCCATCAGATAAATCTGATACGGGTGCGAAGACAAATCGCGACGCTGCGTCACGTTCGACATGATGTCGTTCCACATGCCGAGATGAACACCAGACGGCACCCACACCGGGCAACGACGATACGTTGAACTGAGCGGCAAGCGCTCTGAGTGGATGAAGTTGATGCCCAAGAACTGCATGATCTTTCCGTCCTTCAGCACCGGCGTGTCGCCGTTGAAGTCAGACGAAACAACCTGCATCTGACCGAGAAGGTCGTCGTGCTGCTCGGCCGAGATGGCGCAGTACACCGGCTCAGCGTCGAGATCGACTTCGTTCTCCATCAGGATGCGACGGGCTTCACGCAACTTGTCGACCGTGAGGCCCACGTTGCCAGCGGCAGCGTAGTTCACAGCAACGCGCTGGTTCGACGTGTCGAAACTAGTGGTCGTGCCACCAGACTCGCCCGTCTTGTTGTCGTTAAGCATGCCGGCGATGATCACGTCGTCAAGAGCGCGGCCCATCGCATACAGACCGTTCTGCGTGTAAGCAGACTGCGGGTCAGCAAGGAGACGCAACTTGTCGAAGTTATCGATCAGGTCAGCCCAGTCGAAGTCTTCCGGGAACACCCAACGACGGGCGTTCGGCGTATTGACCGGAACAATCGGGCTGTAGCGGGTCGAAACCGCACGGGCCGAGGTGGCACCGTACTGCGTGACGACTTCAGACGCCTTGCCCTTGTACGAACCCATAGCCACGGTTGACCGCAACTTGGAGCCTTTCTGCTGGAGCAGAATACTGACGTTGGTGCCGTACTGTACGGCATATGCACTAGCAATTTGATCGGACATGATAGTCCCTCCATGAAAACACAAAAAACACTATGTTCTCGGAAGGCTTGTCCGTTGCCGGGGCCGTAATCCTTGCGAGATACGCTCTCACCAAGCGACCGTCTTTCCGGTTGTCAGCGGGGTCTTGCGACTTGCCCGTTCCTGTAAAAAAACCGGGGGTGTTACCCCCCGGCCAAAACAGACCCGAAAAGCGAAGGTCTCTATACAGGAGTTCGAGTTAATGGTACCCCTCGGCTAGCACACTCGCAACTATGAAGTAAAGAGTTCCGGGTTAGCCATCCGTTGCAATTCCATCATCTCGTCGATGGCACCTTGACGGATCTTCGGATCTTGGTTCATGTACCGGGACATAAACTCGTTGTCCGTGAACTTGGCCTTGATCTTGGCGTCGGCCTGAGCCGGAGTCATCCTGCCGCCAGAAACCATATCACTTGAGACGAACGTGCCTTCTTGGAACGACGATCCGATCTCGTGGAACAACTTAATCAGTTTCGCGGTACCGATGGACTTCTCCATCGCGTCAAACGCAACCTCATCAAGGCCAGCCTTTTTCGAGAATTGAATAGCCGCTCTACGGGCAATCTCTTCGTTCTGAGTAGCAGCCACGCCCCACTCCTTTTGCAGGGCGGAGTATTCGGCGTCGACCTTCTGTTGGAAGGCCGCTTCCTGCTGCTCCATCATCGAGCCGCTCATCTCATTCCACTTCTCGGCGATGCCCTTGGCCTGCTTGCTTGTCAGGCCGTACTCGTGGAAGACCGGAGCGAAAGCGTCAGCGAACGAGCGGTCCTGCCCTTCAGGTACAGGCAGTTCGTATTTGTCGGCGCTCTCAGGGCGTCCTAGGCGGTTATAGACCGAGTTCCAGCCCTCTACGTCGTCGTCACCCTTCGGCGCAAGGATCGTGCGGCCAGCCTTGTCAGCGCCGAACACCTTCTCCAGATTCTGGTAAGACATCAGCGCCTCGCTGGGATGCTTCCAGCCCTTGGCCTTGACCATCTCCCCGAGTTGGCTTGCCTGCTCAGGAGGCATTCCATCCATCGCAAACCATGACGGTGCGCCTGTATTCCCGGCGCCATCGCCGGGTTGCCCGGTCATGCCGGACCCGTTGTCGTCACTCATTAGGTAAATCCTCTTGTAGATTGGTCAAGGTCTTTTCGTCCAAGTGCAGCGCCTCGACAATCAACTGCACCGTCTCTTGTCGGCCAACCATCCGGCCAACTTCGAACATGTCCGTCGCTCCCGTCCGATCATTGGCGACCGGCGGCTTGCCGTACTTGGCGAACCGTTTTAGGTGAGCGAGTACTGTCGCGCCTTCCTCAGACAGTTGTGCGCCAGTCTTCGCATCACTGAAGAGCCGCTTGTAGGCACGGGATCGGAACAACGCACGATTCACCCGTGCGCGTATTAACAGGTATGGGCTTGGCATTATCGGCTCCGCAGCCAAGTGAGATATTCAGCGCCTTCTTCAGGCTCCCACCAGACCTTGACCATATCGGGATGACTGTCAGGCAGGGATGGATTGATCGTTGTCAGTACGCAGGGCGACAGCGCGTTATCACGGAACCCTCGCTCCTTGGCGTAACGGTCGTAGATCTTGTATGACGCAGCCTTGATCAAGTGCATTGTGATACCCGAGATCGGGTCTTTCAGCACCGAGTAAGCGCTTTCGTGCTTATGGCCTGCGACGTAGATGTGATCGCGTGTTCCGAGCATCGCGGCTTTCATCGGCCCGTGAGCCGGGTTCCACACTGACGAACCTGCGTGATCGTGTCTCGCGTTGACGCGCACTTCGCGGCCGTTTGGAAACTGCAACGAGATCCGTGCCTCGCTGGATTTGTACAGCGCGTTTTGCTGCTTTGCGATCCACTTCAGAGGATCTCCAGATCCGCTCCACATATCGTGGTTGCCGCCAATCATATACAGCCACTGGCATCGACCAACGAACCATTCAGCCAGTCGCCAAGCCTGCGAGGCAGACGTAGCCTGTTCGCCGTAAAGCCTTGCTAAACGGCCTACCCAGTTATTGGTCGTATCCCCCAGATTGCAGGCGAATAAGCCTTCTGTCTGGTTGCACAGATCCGTGTGCCGCTCCAGCGCTTCGATGTCGGTGCCGTCGTCATCGACGTGCGGATCGCCAAAATGCAGTAAGCCGATTGGGCCTCGCATCTTGATACGAACCGGAATGAGTTTCGATGATTCTTCGTGATCGCGCTTGTGTTGAAACTTGCGCTTGCGTTGAGCGATAAGTTCCTCGATGGGAACGTCGTCGTCAGGGACAGGCGTGAACTCAAACTCTTTCACGGCCTGAGTCTGGCGTCCGGGCTGATATGTCGAGACTGGAATCGACGCACCCTGCGCCTTCATGCGCTTGAGGCGGTGCAGGAACGTGCGCTCATTGAGCCCCAGTTCCGCAGCTGCTACCGCCCGTACCCCATTGTGCTTTCGTAACGTCTCAAGTATCTGATCGTCAGTTGCCTTTGCGGCTACCACAGCATCACCTTTTGCGAGTTACCTTGATGCCGAGTTCCTTTCGGCGCTCTGCTGTCCGGACATCGTCCCTGACCGCAGTCCACTCCAAATGACCGTCAA